AGAGGAAGCAACAGAAGAAGTTGCAGAGACAGAAGAAGAAGAAGTTGCAGTTGAAGAACCAGAAGCTACAACAGAAGAAGAGCCTGCAGAAGAACTACAAACAGATGATGAGCAACCTGTGGAGCCAATGGAGGAAGCTGCAGAAGTAGAAGCTGCTCCAGAAGTCGCTGAAGTCGAAGAAGTTGTAGAAGAAGAGCCAAAATCTCCAATGGTTCCTAAGTCTAGACTTGATGAAGTGCTTGCAAAGAATAAAGAAATGCAAAAAAGACTCCAAGATATAGAAGGTAAAGAAGATCCTTCTGCTCCTGAGATGCCAGCTTATGATTTTGGTGCTAAAGAAGCAGAATATCAGCAGTTAGTACTTGATGGAGCGGCCGACCAAGCTGTAAAACTTAGAGAAGAGATAAGAACTGCAGAAAGAGAGCAGCTTATGGCTGAAATGCAAAACAAAATGGGGCAAACTGTTCAACAAGACAGAGAGCAACATGAGTTAAAGCAAAAAGCTAGCGAGATAATGGAAGTTTTTCCTATTTTTGACGAAAAAAGTAAGTCTTTTGACGAAAAATTAACTCAAGAAGTTATGGAACTACGTGATGCTTTTATATACCAAGGGTATGGCGCAGCTGATTCGTTAGCAAAAGCTACTGAGGTTACTTTATTGTCTAAAAAACCAGAATTATTACAAGTTTCAGATGAGCCAGAGGCTGATCCTGCACCTACGTTAACAAAAGCGGTGCAAGAAAAGAAACAAAAGGCTAATGTAAAGAAAAAAGTAGAGGCTTCTCAAGCACAACCCCCCGCTATGAAGGGAGATGGTGCTAAAGAAAGCAAAGTCGTTAACATAAACACGTTATCTGATGATGAGTTTGGTGCACTACCAGAAGAAACTTTAAGAAGATTACGTGGTGACTTTGATTAAAGAGTAGTATACTAACAAGAATTCGTACGTTGGAACGAAATCCAACACTGGTCGTTCAGTATAAAAATCGTTTTTTCGTCTACAGTGACGTTAACTGTTCGAGGTCGTGCTCGTAAAACTGACGGTATCGTGCCCCAACGATAAAGGGTATACGGGATATCGCCCCAAATAGCGATTGGTTATTTTTTAATTTAATTTTATTTGGAGGGCCTAATGGCTAATACAAACTTTAGCGCGTTGACCAGCGAACAGCTTACTATCTGGTCTCGTGATTTTTGGAGAGTTGCTAGAAACATGTCCTTCATTAACCAATTTGCGGGTAGTGGCCCCAACGCCATGGTTCAAGTAATAAATGAACTTACACAATCAGAAAAAGGAGCTAGAGCTGTTTTAACACTTTTAGCTGACATGACTGGTGATGGTATTGTTGGTGACAACACTCTCGAAGGTAATGAAGAAGCGTTGAGAGCATTCGACATCGTTGTACAACTAGATCAATTAAGATTTGCAAACAGACTATCTGGTAGGCTTGCTGATCAAAAATCTGTTGTCAACTTCCGTGAGCATTCAAGGGATGCACTTGCATACGCAATGGCAGACAGAATAGATCAAATCGCATTCTTAACCCTAGCTGGTATTTCTTACAACAGAAAGAACAACAATATTGGTGGTTCTTCTGCTACAAGACCAGTTTTAGGTTCAGGTGCTAATCTATCTGATCTTGCGTTTAATGGTGATGTAACTGCTCCTACTTCTAACAGACACAGAAGAGTCGATGCAACTAATGGTTTAGTTGCTGGTGATACTTCTGCTTTAGTTGCTGCTGACACAATGACTTACAAAACTATTGTTGAGTTAAAAGCTTATGCTAAAGATCAATACATTAGAGGTATGAGAGGCAATGGTAATGAAGAGATGTTCCATCTTTTTGTTACTCCACAAGTAATGGCTGATCTGAAACTAGATTCAGACTTCTTATCTAACGTAAGAAGCGCTGGTATCAGAGGACCAAACAACGAACTATTTGCTGGATCTTCTAGTTTAATGGTTGACGGTGTCATGGTTCACGAATTCAGACACGTACCAAACACTTCTCAAGGTACTTCAGGTACTCAGAAAGGTGGATCTGGTAGTGACATTGACTTCGCTGCTTGTTTATTCTGTGGAGCTCAAGCTCTTGCTATGGCAGATATCGGTTTACCAGAAATAGTTGAAGACACTTTCGACTATGGAAACCAAAATGGTATCTCCATTGGTAAGATCATGGGTGTTAAAAAGCCTAAGTACAATTCTGACATTACTAGTCAGGATGAAGACTTTGGTGTAATCAGAGTAGATTGCGCATTCTAATTAAGATTGGGGTGGTCTTAGGGCCACCCCCTTCTTTTAAACAGGAGTTATAAATGGCAGAACAAGAAATAAAAAAAATGTTGGTAAAAGCTAGTGAAGATGTTTACGTAGCTTTAACTACTGGTGATGCAGTTAGACTAGAAGCTGGAGAAACAAGAGAGTTTCCCGACTACATAGCATATGCCTGCATACAAGCTGGGTGCACTGAAGTAAAAGAAGCACCTAAGAAAATGGAAGAACTTATCGAAGAAACTAAGGAGAAACCTAAAAAAACTACAAAGAGTAAAAAAGTAGAAGAGTGATAAATGGCAGGGACATTACAAGGGCAACATATTCTTTCGAGAGTCCAGAACATCTTACAAGATAATACAAATGTACGATGGACAGAAGGCGAACTTTTAGATTATTTGAATGATGGTCAAAGAGAAATTGTTAATCTTCGTCCTGATTCTACCGCTACTCATTCTAATGTTTCTCTATCCACAGGAACTGAACAGTCTATCCCAACTGACGGGTTACGTTTAATTAAAGTTTTAAGAAACATGTCTGGGACAGGCACAGACGCTACCGGTAGTAGAACTATTAGACAAGTTGAATTATCAGATTTAGATATTATTAATCGTGATTGGCATTCCTCTTCTGTAACTGGACCAGCTGCACATGGTACGGTTGTAAAAAACTATGCTTTTAATGAGAAAGACCCTAGAAAATTTTATGTTTACCCTGGAATCTCTGGTAGTGCCTACGTAGAGGTAGTTTATTCTAAGAACCCAACCAACATAAGTGCGGGTACAGATTTAATTCAAGTAGATGATATTTTTGCAAATGCTTTGATTAATTTTGTTTTATACAGAGCATTCCTAAAAGAATCAGAGTATGCTAATAATGTTGCAGTAGCTAGTGGCTACTTTAATGCGTTTAATCAAACTTTATTAGTTGGTAAACAAATAGAACAACTTACTAACCCTAAAACGGAGGCAATAGGTGGCTAGTTTTGATTCATTAATAACTGATATTTTGCCGTATGTTCCGGGATGTCCAGATGGGCTAATCGAATTAAATTTAAGAGCAGCGACTATTGAGTTTTGTGAAAAGAGTAGAGCGTTCACATTTGACTTAGACCCGATAACAACTATATCTGGTACATATGAGTACGAGTTCGACCAACCCAGTGGTACAGATGTACACCAAATTTTATGGGCAACTTATGATGGACATGACTTAGATCCTATTAGTCCAAGAAGTTTAGAACTTAATTACCCTGACTGGAGAGACAAATCAGGTACCCCTTCAGTTTTTTTACAGAAAACCGCTAGCACTTTCTGGTTAGTGCCCAAACCAAACGATGGTAAAGAACTTTTAGTAAATGTTGCGTTAAAACCTACAAGAACAACAACTAGTATAGACACTGCTTTTAGTAATACTTACAGAGATGGAATCGTATACGGTTCTGTTTACAGGTTACTAAGAATGCCAGGTAAAGAATGGACTGATCCTGTAGCTGCTGCTGATTATTTTGGTTTGTTCCAAGAACAAATTAGACTAGCAGAGTTAAAAGGACGTGGTGGAGATACTGGAGTTAAAAGAACAGTAAAATATAAAGGAGCTGGATTAAGCCCAAGGAAGAGGTACGGTCGTTATGGCAGGGAGCTTGACTATTAGAGGAGTAGTGTTTGAACATATCCCATTAGAGGATATACGCGCTGCTTACACAAACATAGAATCAGATCTCTACGAGGTAACGAAGAAATCTCATGCAGATTGGATACCGGCTGATGTATATTCTGCTTTACGTAAAGGTAGCGCGGACTTATATGTAGTGTATAAAGACGAAGAATATGCAGGCTTTTTAGTTACGACACTGTTGAATGACTTTGGAGGAGAAAAAACTTTATTTATTTGGGTAGGCTATAGCGTGCCTAAATATAATATAATAAGTGAAGGGTTTGAGTTTGTAGAAAGACTTTCTGAAAACTTAAACATAGTTGGAATAGAATTTCATTCCAGCCGTCTTGGATGGATTAAGACGGGAACTAAGCATGGATATAAAGCTGTAACACAAGTATTTAGAAAAGAGTTATAGATATGTCTAGTGGACCTAAAGAAAAAGATTACCAACCCGGTGAAATGGAAAAGTTTCAGGCGGCGCAAGCACTTGAGGATCAAAGAGTATTCTCAATGACCTATGACCCTATTTTGAGAGATTTAAGGGACAGAAATAGAAGGCAAGATCTTGATAGCACTTTCCTAGGGCGTGCGAACTTTGATGCTATGGAAGCTTTTACTGGTAGGGGCATACCTACTTTGGACACAGCAACCGGAATAGAGTATTCTGCAGATCTAGCGTCTGGAGCGGTAGCTAACCTTCTTAATGCTGATGTTCAAGCAGCAGATGCGAAAAATAAAGAAGCTGCGGGTATTTTAGGAACAAGTAGAGGCCAACAAGCGATTACTACAAGTGCGTTGGCTAATGTGGGTAGGTTATCAGCCTCAGAAACTCTTGCTGACGCTGCGGCTAAACAAACAGGTAGAATGTCTAATGTAGCTGCGCTTA